AGTGAGGAACACAGTATTCACCTTATCAACTTTGTGAACCGATTTAAATTTCTTGAAGATATCAACTGCAGCAAAGATAGTATCATTCAGAGGAGTACTACCAAGGTCATACATACCGTATTGACTGGGGATACCATAATACTGAGAGATGATATGAACAAGGTGCCAAACACGGCGCATTTGTTGTTCAGTTTGTTTAGCATTCATATTGCTACTGAACATATTAACCAAATGATAATCGGTGTCAATAAGAATTTGACCATCTTTCAATTTGGAACGATTAACTTTATTAAAGTCCCGAGAAGTATTCCTATCATTAAAATAATAAACTTCGAAAGGAATTTGAACTCGTTGACAAAATTGAATGAGATTGAACAGCTGTTTAATCGTACCAATCAATTCATTTTTCATGGAGCCGGACCAATCCACATACATGATGAGTCCGTGAGACTTACCACCAGGATTGACAGTAACCTTTTTAAAGATATCCTCACTCCACTTATAAGAGAACAGTTTGTTGGTATTAATTACACCAGTTTTAGCAACTGAAGAACGAGCATATTCATCTGCATTCTTCTTCATCTCAAACTCTTTTACAAGATAGGATACAGATTTAGCAGAATCTTTTTTATACTGTTCAAATTTGTTGTTCCAAATAGCAATTGATTCCTTACCATAGGAGTAATAATTTTTATTATCCTCCTTGTATTCTTCAATCATATTATCCAAATCAGTACCAAATTTTTCGGTGCTGATAGTACAAGCATTCCAATCCTTATCAGGAGGAATCAGATAAACATATTCTTGTTTTGATTTTGAAACAAGTTGACTTTGATTTTTTTCCCAAGCAGTATCAGTAGATGCTTCCAAATCATCATAAGTACCTTCAGATTTTTGAGTATCTCCCTTAGATTCTTCCTCAGATTCTTCCTCAGATTCTTGATTATCTGAGGAAGAATTTTCAGTGTCATCCATAGATTCACTTTCTTCGGTAGAGAAATCTGAAGGATTGTCACTCTGAGTCTTCTCGCCAGATGCATTTTCGGATTGAACAACATTTGCAGCAGGAACATCTTCCTTCTGCATATTCTCTTTCTCGTATTTTGCAATTTGACCAGCAATATCTACAACCTCATCAAAGGTTTCACACTTCTCCAGAAGGTCAACAAAGTTCTGTTCCTCATCAGCAAATTGAATGTACATATTGCTGTTGACGTTTCCAATCTTAAAGAAGAGATTGATACGGTCAATCAGTCGCAGTTTGTTTACATCAGTATCTTTAACGTCAAAGAAATCTTGTTCGTTAAGAGTACTATAACCCTTGTAGAAGGACTTGGAAAGACCAGGGAACTTACGCTTCATGAGTTTCTCAACTCGAGCATCCTCACAGACATTCAGATAAGACATGGGAATGCCCACATCTTTACCAACAATATCAGGAGTAAAAAGTGCATGACCAACTTCATGGCCTACCAGAAGGTCATAAACGTCGCCAGACATTTCCTTAAAGATAGGAAGAACCAGAATACGATTGTGCGTATCAAAAGATGCAGTAGATACAGAGCGGTGTTCTACAATCAGGTTCTCAGTAGCAAGCAATTTTGCAAGAATACTTTTACTTTGTTGAACGTTGGTCATAGAGAGTTCGTTTCGATACAGCTAATATACCACTGTGCCCAGCCGGAGTCAACCGGCTGGGTAATTAGCGTTACTTATGAAACCTGAACCTTACTGAAATTTTTGAGTTTTTCAAATTTCAATACTCTATCAAACTTCTCCATTAGAATATCTCCTTTATGTGAGATAACAAAGATATTTGTATCTCCATCAATTCCACGAATAATTCTCATAAAGTCTTCAGTTCCTGCAACGTCAAGAGAACTATCAAACACTTCATCTAGAATTAAAAGATTAGTATTTGCCGAGTTCTTTAATTTAGCAACTGCTCTCCATGTAAACATTAGCGCCAAATCAATACGCATCTTTTCACCTTCTGAGAAAGATGAATAACTGAAATCATCTCTAAATCTAGACTTAATAATTTCATCAAAGTTTTCATCTAAAGTGAAGTTTACATAAAAGTCCATAAGATGAAGATACTTATTAATCAACTGATTCATTACAGGAAGATATTTTTTAATAATCTTCGATTTGATACCAGTATCTTTTAGGAGATTTGAAATAACATCATAGTTACTTTTATCTAATTTACGTTGGTCAATTTGTTTTTGAGTTACAACACCTTGACTTGCAAGTTCTGATAATTTTCGTTTCTCTTCCTCTAAGTTTTCATCTCCATTTGAAATTTTATCAATTTCAGATTTTAAATCATCAATTGATTTTACAAGAAGTTTATACTCATGATTATAGGTATTAACTTTCAAATTAAGAGAGTTAATTTCGTCAAGTATTTTTGACTTTTTTTCCAATTGTTCTTGAGCTTTTTGAATGTTAGTCTCTACTTCTGCAATTGCAGAATTCATCTTGGAAATTTCTTTATCACACTTATCAATATGAGTGTGTTTTAGTTCTTCTGAAATATCTTGGTTGCACTGAGGACAAACATTATTGTCTTCGTAGAAACTTTTATAGTTAACTGCATCAGATAGTTTAGAGTTAAATTTAACCTTAAACTTTTCAAGTTCTCGGGTGTTGTCTTTAGGAACATCATCCAAGTCTTTTCTTAACATGAAAACTTTGGCATTTAACAAGTCAGATTCAACTTCATTTACGGATATCTTTTCTTCTAATTGAGCAATCTTTTCTCGCTTTTCTTGAATTGTCTTTTCACTTTGGCTTGAAATATAATCAATATGTTTCTTTTGACTTTTAGTTTTTTCTTTTAGAATTTCAATATCACGTTCAAAGTCTCTAAGTTGTTCATTAGATACTTTAATTCTATCTTTAAGAATAACATTCATTGTAGAGAAAATACGAATATCCAAGAGGTCTTCAATAATCTCTCTACGGTGAGCAGCAGGAAGTTGCATGAAAGGAACAAAGGTACTGCTACCAAGAATTACAATCTGAGTAAACGACTTGTAATTCAATTTTAGGATATTCTGTTCTAAGTATTTCTGTTGGTCGGTGTTTGCAGAAACTTGGTCTAATAATTTTTTATTTACATATATCTCAAAGATATTTGGTTTCATACCTCTGATTACTTTATATTCGTTCTTACCAATAGAGAACTCTACTTCAACTCTACAATCTTTCTCATTGATAGAGTTGATAAGTTGAGCTTTGTTGACCTTACGAAAGGATTTATTAAACAGTGCAAACACCAATGCTTCAATGATAGTTGACTTTCCTGCACCATTTTGACCAACTATCAAAGTGGACTTGGTTGAATTTAAATCAATAGTGATTGGTGTATTTCCTGCTGCAAGAAGATTTTTATATTTGATGGTCTTAAATAAAATCATGATTTGGGGAACTTGGAGGAATTACAAAATCGTCTGGGGTGATGATGCAGTAATTATACCCGAAATTTTCACAGGCGGCAACTGCATCATCTTCTTCTATTTCAACATATTGAAGTTCAGGAAATCCATCTGCCTCTAAAAGACCAATATAACGAAGAGCATCATCTTCTTCCTCAAACATCTGCAAGACTTTGCTTCCGTCTGACATTTCGATTGCGTATGCACCTTCTTCCTTTTTATCTTTTAGAGTTAAAATGTACATTACTGAACTTCGCAAGCTTCTACATATATTGATTTGATGATGGATTTAAGTTGTGTCTTATCGTAGTTTTCTTTCATCTCTTCTATGTATCTCTGAAGAGTTGTTAGAGTATCTTCATGTTCAATATTTTCAGAATCAGATTCTTCCATAAAGAGAGAAGTATCTTCTGCAATTTTCAAATCATGAATTCCAATATCATAGAATTTTTCAATGACTCTATCAAACATGTAAGCATCATTCTTTTCTTCTACAATGACCTTCACATAACAATTTTTATAGTCATCTAATTGAACACTGAGATAATCATTTTGACTATCATTGTAGAAGAACTTTTTAAATATTTTATGTGGGTTCTTAAAAAATTTAAGTTTTGAATCATCTAGATTAAAGAGATGAAAACCTCTTTCATCGCCATAGTCACTCCAAAACATTTCGTAAGGATTACCTAGGTAAGTAATATTTCCCTTACTAGATTTGTGATGAAAATGTCCCGAAAATACTTTATCAAATTTTTTAAAGATAGACTTATCCAACCCACCTTCAAATACATGTCCTGGATGAGCAATGAAACCATCAATTTCCAAGTGACCCATTACAATATTGGACTTGGTATTTTGAAGGTGTTGCATTACAGATTCTTGGTTTTCAGAATTAATCCAAGGAAGCATAGTAATGGAAGTTCCGTGAACATCGATGTCAGTAACTTCTCTATAAATTTTAATATTATCGTATGCATCCAGTAATAACTCTGGAGTATTAATTTTGTTGGTATTCTTGTAGTAAGAAGTATGGTTACCAACAATCATATGTACTTGAATTCCTCTTTCTGCAAGTCTGTCGTAATACTGAGATTTAATTCTTGACCATGCAGCAAAATCAATACCTTTACGATTGTCAAAGGTATCCCCTAAATCTAGGAGAGTTGTAATTTTATATTTGTCTAGAGTTGGAAAAAATACATCATCGTAGAACTTCATGAAAAAGTCCCAGAAAATTTGAGAATTTTTTCTACCATCTAAATGTTGGTCAGTAATAATTGCAACGTTCATCGGTTATTTCTTGTCTCAAGATTTTCTTTGATACTATTCATGTCTGAAATATTATAACCCATGATACTACTATCTGCGCTAAATACTTCATCAAATCCAGACCTTTCTAAGAGTTTAGTCTTAATATCCAACTGTTTCTTTTCTTTTTGAATTCGCCTTAAAAATGCAAAGTAAATTATTTGAGTGAAATATGCAAAAGGATTTTGTGATTTTTCTGGGTCAAAATTATCGATGTACTGTAGACAATTTTCGATACCGTCACAAACCATATCATCCTTAAACATGTAATTTACAAAGTTAGGGCGATACGAAAGATGAGTTGCGATTTTAAGAAAACACTCTCCAATATAATTTGGAACCTTAGGCTTTGGTTGTCCCTGTTCTTTGGCTTTAGCAACCTTAGAACGATAGACAATAAGAGCCTCTAAGAATTCCTTGTTATTAACGTAGTGCTCTTTTTTCTTCATCCCATTGTATCTTATATAACTGTGGGTTATTGTAACAGATTATGGTTCTTAATGCAAGTGGCCTTGACAAGGTTGTAATATCTGTGTACAATAACTCTGCCAGGGTTCAGATAACTAATTAGCTTTTCTATCTATATTAAGCTTAAATATCTTTTCTAGATGTTTTCTAGCTTCATTAACGTTTTTCTTAAATCCAAGTTCTTCATCTAGTGATACCTTACCGTCATCGTTATTATTAAGGTATTTCTTTAAAGTACTTCTGTAGAGTCTAAGGATTTTATCATCTGCTTCTCCAATAGTAAACACCTTAGTTCTTTCAATAAAGAAAATATCTTCTCTGGAAAATTTAATCCAAGGTCTCATATCAACTTTATACATTTCTCCAGCTGGAGTAAGTACAGGTGATACTGTAATTTCAAATGGATATTCAATGATAAAACCTTCCTCTTCTTCACAAACAATTGTTGAACCAACAATTTCTGTTCCATCTACTAATTTAATTATTCCGTAAAATTCATTCATTGTTTCTCTCTTTAAAATTTACAGGAATTATTTCATATTCAAAATTTTCTTGAGAATATGTTTTAATTCTCTCAATCAAGTGATTTAACGTATAATTTCTTCTATCACCTTTAGAAAAATCATCAGCAATATCAAATAATTTTGCTTTAGTTTTGTTATCGCCTTTTCTCAATACTCTTCCGATTGATTGGAGGTTTCTGACTCTTGATTTACTAGGGGAAGCAAAGATAACGTTATGTAGATTTCTAATATTAATACCAGTAGAAAAAGTGCCGTAAGAAGCAATGATAATAGCATTTGATTCCTTTTCTGTTAATTCTCGTATCAATTCTCGTTCTTCAGTGTCAACTCCTCCGTAAACAAAAAAGACCTTTCGATTGTCACCTACTTCACTATTTATGATTTCATGAAGCATCTTGCCATGCTTCTCTACCATTGCAAATAATATCAGTGTGTTGCCTTCCTGATTAATTGCGAGATTTTTAATAAATTTGTTTCGTCTTTCATGACGACAAATGTAGTCTAATTCTTCTTGATATGACTCAAATGACGATTCACCATATTGTAAAAGGAGAATATTAATTTTGAGATGAGATAGATATCCTTTGTCGATTAATTTTTTAGTTTTAATAACTTTGTTTACTGGACCGAATAATCCTTCAAGGACTAACTGATTAGTATTTGTTCCGTCTAATGTTCCAGTAAATCCAATACGATGTTTGCAATTATGCAACTTAGTCATAATTGAAGTAAGTGATTTAGCTTTAAATTGATGAGCTTCATCTCCAATCACTGCATCAAATTTTTCAAAATAAGACTTTGGAAATTTATAAATGGATTGCCAAGTTGTAATCGTTACTGGTTTATTTGTAGTTTTTTCTTTACCAGCATATATTTTGTGACAATAATCTTCTGAGTTCCATCCGTAGTCCTGGAAGTCTTTTGTTAACTGTTCAACCAAAGATGTAGTTGGAACAATAATAAGTGTGTTGAAATTTTTATCAGTATAGTATCTGACAATAGAATATATCATCAACGACTTTCCAGATGCAGTCGGTGAAATAAGTAATTTTCTATTGTTCTTTAATGCTTCGTAAATTGCTTTGTATTGATAATCTCTTACCTCAAATGGTATATTAAGTGACTTTACATAGTCAACAATACCAGGTGCCGAAATCAATTCATTTTTTTCTATCGGAGTTCCATAGAACTTATTGTCTTCATCTAGGTATGTGTAACCTTTGATACACAACCATTCGGTCAGATAATGATAAAGACCCACATAGATTTCTCCCTCTGCAGGACTAAACAATCTTATCTTCCCATCCCACAATCGTCTTTTATACTGAGGCATGAATTTTGCATTTGGAACTTCAAATGTAAAATATTCAGATAACTCGTATTTAATGTGTGGTTCGCAATCGACTGTAAGATATACTTCGTTCTTTTTCTTAATAACAACATCTGCCATTAAATACTACCTTGCATAAATTTTTGCCAATCAATGCTGTTTTTGATTTGAAATCCTCTAGTATTAATACAGTCAAGAATTTTTTCAATTAAAAACATCATCTCCTTATAATAATTTAGGAGGTTTAAAGACTTCTGAATTTCTTCATCGGACTCTATGTAAAGTTGAACATCCTGTTTGAGAATTTTTAAATCAAAAGGATTTTTTTGGTAAATCTCATCATCTGATTTACCAGTATAATATTCAAATTTATCTCTTAAAAGTTTTTTATATTCTTGTTCTTTTTTAATTTTAATCAGTCTTACATCAGAAAGAAAATTGAGATACTTGCTATGTAATTGAGGAATTTTTAAAGATTCTACATCTAGTAAATCTTGGTCAATCACACTATCTTTTTTCCATTCTTCTTTGACAAAATCAATATCAATCATAAAAAATATCCATGTTATGACTATTTATTTCACGGTGTATACGTTACCACGCCTTCTATAAAATCTAAATTCATTAATGCTACTCTTTGACCTAAAGTGGAAGCTGATGTGATAGTTTCGGTTATTACTTTTGATGTTGAAGTAAATCCAGTAAATGTTTTTTGTGCAGTTGGATTATTCCAAGTAAATCCAGTCTTAACCATGGTTCCTCCCTTATAAGAAGTTACATTAATTACCACTGGGTTGGTTCCTATATTGCCATACCAACCTGCTCTCAAATCAAATGTAACACTATTAGTTCCTGGATTTGCTGTTGAATAAGTTGCTTTATCAAACAAAAATGATTCAACCCCAGTACCAGTATTATCTCCTCCCCATGTTACATAAGCTGGAATTCCAATAGTTGTGTCTTTATCCCAGCCAACAGTTCCTAAAATTCCTGTTGGATTTGTAATTGATGTTCTGGTATCTAAATCAGTTCCATCCGTAAATGTATAAGTTATGACAAAATAATCTGCAGTTGCTGCTTCTTGACCAATTTGAATGGTCACAGTATCTGTTACAGTTCCACCTTTACCTTTTGCTGTAATTGTAAATGTAATACTTCCATTTTGAATAAATGGTTGTATTTTAGTTTGTTGAATTGATATAGTCCCATCTGGTTTTACAACACCAATTCCTTTGTCAATAGAAACTGTATCAGCATTTGAAGATGTCCAGTTTAAAATAATTGTTGCATCTGGAACCGTACCAATAATATCTCCAGTTAAATCTACAGTAGGTGTCACTACTGGTCTAGTAATTATTACTGGTTCGGAGATTACTTTAATATCGTAAATTGTATATTTAAATGAAGCATCTACAGCAAAATATTCTGTGTCTGTATATGCTGCATCAAAATTTAATCCACCTATAGTAGTTGGAAATAAATCTTTAAAATTAATTTCAATTTTCTTTTTAAAGGTTGAATCTAAAACAAATAGTGTTCCATCACTATAAGTTTTTTCATCGTAGTCTTCTCCACTTAACAATGAATTAAATTCCAGTCCATTGTATGGATGTCCTAATGCTCGAATCCAGTCGTGAATACTTTTATAGTTTTTTAAATTTTCATCAACTAGAAATCTAATAGTTAAATCATCATAAGATACTTCATCACCTGGTTGAGGAATTGCATTAAATCTGGTTGCTTGCGTTGCAACAGATAAATTCATGCCAGGAACATTTGCTGATTGACAATAAAAAGCAACCCCAGGAAATTTATTTAACTGAAACTGAAATCCAATACCCGACAAAAAATTAGAAGGGCAATTTGGATTGCTTACAAAATTTGCAGGCATGGTTTTTATTATTATTTATAGACAAAAAAAAGGGGTCCGAAGACCCCCGTTTGATATTTGTGAACCAAACTCACATGAGGTTGATAACACGGGTACGTCTGTAGTAGACGTTGCTGTTCTCGGTGAGAGCACCAGAACCTTGGGTAAGACCACGAGCAAATGGGT